TGGACGAACGGCTGACCACCGTTCCTATCGATCGTGAATGCTCTATGCCCAGAGAGCTTGTTCCCAGCTGCTAGTGACCTTCTGCTCATGTCTCTTGAGCAATTCCATTTCCGATGGAATGGTCCGATAGCTGGAGCTCACCGAACACGGATACACGGGGCGAGGAGGGGAGACCGCCATCACTGTGCGCAGGCCCAACTTTGGGGGCAAGTTCGCTGCATGCAAAGCAGCGGCCCAACTTCGTCGATTACGAAGCTGCACACGGCGCCGGTCCTTTTCCGATCCCTTCGGAAGCATATCCCGTTGGACTGTGAAAATGGTGTCAATCGCCATAATAGCGTTCAACTTTTCGGTATCACGATCCGCTCGATTGTCATCGAGATAAACGGGGGATACAGGGATCCTCTGTTGTGTAATTTGTCTAATATTCCAAGATGTATCTGCCGGAACGACACCCACCGGAAATTTCTGCGGAGCCTCACGTAAACGTGACGCAACTCGCAAATCTTTATCGGTCGGCGCCCATTTTCGGGCAAGACTGTCACCATTGTAATAATAAATTCCCTTGACCTGGTTCCTCGACGAAAGTCGAAATTCTTCCACCTTTTTGCCTGGTACTAATATCGGTAATCCGACACCTCCCCATTGCTGTGGCATGAACCATGGACAATTACCAAACACCTCTTCAATTGTACTTCGATGTAAATCCAAAAACTTTTGCATCACTACCGGTCTCAAATCCGGTGGACAAAACTCCATCAATTCATGACATCGTTCGGCAAGGCCAACACCACTCGGTTTCCCGGCTTCATCTGTTTCCGCTTGTTCACCTGAACGAGCAAGACCCAGCAGAAGACCAAGGTTAACGAAGGGTGTCTCCCTGAACCACATTTGTCTGAATTTTCCACAAGATGGATCCAGTAATTCAATCGGCTCACGTAGCCGATAGAAATTCGCTGAATTAATCTGTGCGAACTGTTTGGTCAAGAAAAACTTGCCAACAGATGGTGTAAGTCCCGCAAAAGTTGTAATATCCTCCCAAAGCCGAAGCCCTCTTTCTGTAGTTCTGAACACGCAATCGTCGCCATTCACCATCAAGGTCGTCTGATCCAACTGCATCTTTTTAAGATACGTCAGTTCAAGCGACCAGCGGCAAAGCGCAGCGTTTGCAATGCAAAGAATCGGAAAAGATATCACAGATCCCATCAATTGTCCCCATGTTTGTTTTTTAATGTTTTCTTCATTTTCTGGATCGACTAACTCATGTCGAGTAAGGGCCTCCAAAAACAGTTTCCTGTCCCGCGGTGATAAGTCACACACATCACTGATTTCATTCGCGACGCATTCCGACACCCAAGGTGCCAGACTGTCGGTCGCAGCAGAATAGTCCCCCGAAAGGTAAAATTCC